GCAAAAATGGGTTACGCGGGAGCTATCTTGCAGTTTGCCTATGGAGAAGAAAAATCTCGGCTTACTGGGACAACAAATAATTTTTTAACTGTTGTTTCTGGTGTTGGTTATACGCCAACAAACTTAAGCACAAAATCACTTATCCAAGGACAAGTTTCACTTCAACCAAACACAGGAAACGAAGTTTGTTTGAGGTTGTATGTCAGCACAAATGGCGGGTCAACTTGGACATCTATCGGAGAATCGACAGCAACAACAAATTTAGCTGGTGTTTCTGTTGGGTATGCTAGCAACGCATATGGATGGAATCAGTTCACAATGCCATTTACATATTTACATATTCATGGAACAACGTCAGCCCTTCAATATCGCGTGTCAGCTACTCCGCAAGATGGAGGCGGCACAACTTTTTATGTCAATGGCTCTGCCACAACTAGCGGCAGTGACTCTGCGGCTGGCATTTCAACATTAAGCGTAATGGAGATTTCAGGATGAAAGTTCAAGCAATTCGAAATCTGTATCCTCAAGTTGTTACCACTCGCGGTGATGATGCGTACGACGCAGCCGAGCAACTTATTCAATATGATGAGGCTCTTGTTGAGCAAGAAGTTGTTCGATTGCAAGAACAAGAGGCTTTTGTGGCATACAAAAAAAATCGCGCCGATGAATACCCACCAATTACCGACTACATAGACGGTGTTGTAAAGGGAGATCAAACTCAAATTGACGCGTACATTGCGGCGTGTTTGGCCGTTAAAGCCAAATACCCAAAGAGTGAATGATGGATCAAATGATTTTCAATTGGGCCATTGCTGCTGCTGGTGCGCTTGGAGGTTGGATCCTCAAAGTCATTTGGGATGCAATTGTGGAACTTAAAAAAGACGTTCAACGAATGGACTCAAAAATGCATGAGGACTTTGTTCGTCGAGATGATTTCAAAGAAGCGGTGAGCGACATCAAGCAAGACATGAAAGAGGGTTTTGTGAAGATGGATCGGACTCTAGGCTTAATCTTTAAAAAGCTGGAAAGCAAGGAAGATAAGGACTAGAAATGTGCCAGATCCATTTGGAATAACTGACGGAGTAAAGGCTCTATCTAGTTCATTAGACGCTACAAGAG